AACGGTCGCGAGGAAAACCCGGGCCGGAAATCGCGCGGCGGGTGCAAAATACGCGGCGTGAATGCCGAGCCCGCGCGACGTGCGCGCAAGCGCCGCCGTATGACCGAAGACGAGCTAATTGCCGTCATCGAGCAAGCGGCGCAAGAGGGCTCATGGAATGCGGCGGCGTGGCTCGTCGAGCGGCGCTGGCCCGAGCGTTGGAGCAAGACGAAGGGGCCGATAGCGCCCGAGGCGACGCCCCCCGAGCCCGTTTCGAACGACCCGTTTGCCGAGGTCGTCGACCTCGCTCACAAGCGCCGCTCGGGCTGAGCTAGCGCGTTTCGCCGCGTTTTGCGGCTTGCTCGTGTTGGAGCAAGGCGGGCCGATGGCCGTCGAGTCGTTCCAACGGCGGGCGCTCGCCGACTATTTCTCGGGGTGTCGCGAGACGGTCATTTTGCTCCCGAAGAAGAACGGCAAGACGACGCTACTCGCGGCGCTGGCGCTCTTTCACCTAATGACGACCCCCGACGCCGAGTGCGTCGTCGCGGCGGCGTCCCGCGAGCAAGCGATGATTTTGTACGACGCGGCGGCGGGCTTCGTGCGCCGGTCGCGCGGGCTCGAATTGCATTTCAAGCTTCAGGCGGGCTACCGGATGATTCGCTCGCTCGACGACGGCGGGCGAATTCGCGTGCTCGCCGCCGACGTCGATACTGCCGACGGCGTGCGCCCGACGCTCGCGTTGCTCGACGAATTGCACCGCCATCGCTCGGCGGCTCTCTACGGCGTGTTTCGCGACGGGCTCGGCCCCCGGTTCGGGCGCATGCTCACCATTTCGACGGCGGGCGAGCACGCGACCTCGCCGCTCGGGCAAATGCGCGCTCGGGCGCGGCGGCTCGACCACCGCGAAAAGCGCGCCGCGTATCTCTATGCCGCGACCCGCGACCGCTCGTTTGCACTTCACGAATGGGCGCTCGAAGACACCGACGACGTAGACGACATGCGCGTCGTAAAGCGGGCTAACCCCGCGTCGTGGCAAACGCTCGACCTCTTGCGCGAGCGGCACGACTCACCCTCAACCCTTCGGTGGCAATGGGCGCGGTTCGCGTGCGGGCTATGGGTGAGCGCCCAAGCGTGGTGGCTCGACCCCGAGCATTGGAAAAACGCCGAGAGCGCCGACCGGCTCGCCGACGGCGACCGCGTCGCGATTGGCTTCGACGGCGCGCGCACGGGCGACGCAACCGGGCTCGTCGCGTGTCGGCTCGACGACGGGCTCTTGCAACCGCTGGCCGTGTGGGAGGACCCCGCCGACGGGCAACCGTGGGAGGTCGCGAGCGCCGAGGTCGACGCGGCGGTCGCCGACGCGATGGAGCGCTATCGCGTGGTGCGGGGGTATTTCGACCCGCCGCTATGGCAAACCGAAATCGACGATTGGACGCACGACTACGGCGACGAGCGCGTGCGCCGGTTCGCGACCAAGCGCGGGCGCATGATTGACGCGGTCGAGCGCTTCCGCACCGACCTCGCGGGCGGGCGGCTCAAACACACGGGCGACGAGACGATGACGCGGCACGCGCTCAACGCTCAGATGCGCGAGGTACGGGGCGGCTACTGGCTCGCGAAACCCGGCTCGGGACCCGCCGACAAAATCGACTTGGCGGTCGCCGCCGTGCTCGCGTATGAGGCGCGCGCCGACGCGCTCGCCAGCGCGCCCGAGCCCGGGCAATTGCTCGTCTTCTAAGGGCGTACTCTTCGCGGCGGATGGCACACCGGGCCGTTAGCGCCATAGGCGACGCCCGTCGACTTGCACTCGCATGTCGACGACGGCGTTTGCCGACGAAGTAGTCGAGCAACGCGACCGCTTGCTCGCTCGGCTCGCCGAGCAACGCGACCGCGTCTCGGGCTTGTGGGCGTGGTATCGGGGGCGGCAAGAGCTTCCCGACGTCCCGGCGAAGTATCAAACGGCGTATCGGCTATTTCTCGAAGAGTCGGCTACGCCGTGGGCGCGGCTCGTGGTCGACGCCATCGCCGAGCGCTTGCGGGTGCAAGGCTTCCGAGCCGCCGAGAATCCCGGGGCGGCGGGCGAGGCGTGGCGAGCGTTCACCCGCTCGCGGCTCAACGCCGACCAACGGTTGATTTACACCGAAGCGCTCATCGGCGGCACGGGCTACGTGTCGGTCGGCGCGGCGGCACCCGGGGGCGAGGTCTTCATCGTGCCCGAGTCGGCGTTCGAAGTGACACACGAGCCGAACCTATCCGACCGTGCCGCCGTCGCGGGCGCGCTCAAGATGTACCCGCTCGAATGGGGCCAATCGGTTTGGGTGACCGAGCTTTATCGCCCCGAGGGCACCTACCGATGGATAGCTCAGCTACAGAAACCGCCGCGCAAGGCGGGCGCGTTCCCTATTGACGAACTAACGACCTCGCGGCGGCTCGAATGGGAGCCCGTCGGCGAGGCGACGCCGAACGAGCACGGCATCGTGCCCGTTATCCCGTTTGAAAATCGGGTGAACGTGCTCACCGGGGGGCAAAGCGAAATCGAAGATTGCGTGCCTATCTTGCGGCGCATTGACCGGCTCACGCTCGACATGCTCGTGACGTCGCACTTCGGGAGCTTCCGGCAAAAGTGGGCAACGGGGCTCGTCGTGCCCCGCGACCCCGACACCGGGCAACCCGTCGAGCCGTATCAAGCCGCCGTGTCGCGGCTATGGGTGAACGAGCGCCCCGACGGGCGCTTCGGGACGTTCGAGGCGAGCCCGCCCGACGGTCACCTAGCCGCCATCGACTCGCAAATCGCTTCGCTGGCCGCAATCTCGCGAGTGCCCGCGCACTACCTCATGCAACGCAACCTCGCGAACCCGCCGAGCGCCGAGTCGCTAGTCGCGAGCGAATCGGGGCTCGCGTCGAAAGTCGAGGACCGGCAAGCGCAATACGGCGAGGCGTGGGAGCAAGCCGTAACCCTGCAAGCGCTCATGTCGGGGCGACCCGTCGATATCGAAGAGGTCGAAGTCGATTGGGTGAACGCCGAGCGGCGCAACCCGGCGCAAACCGTCGATGCCGCCGTCAAGCTCCAAGCGGTCGGCGTGCCGCAACCGGCGATATGGGCTTACGTCGGTTTCACCCCGCAGCAAGTCGAAGAATTCACCCGCGAGAGCGCCGCGCAATTGCTTTTGGCGGCGGCGACCGCGCCGACGCCGCCGACCGAGACGCCGCCCGCCTAAGTGTTGCTCGACGCGATACACCGGCAAGCGCAAAACCGCTTGCAAGCCGCCGTGCGGGGCTCGGTCGCGGGCATGCTCTCGGTCGTCACGCTCGACCGCTCCGACGTCGTGCGCACGGGCTACGCGACCGCGACGGCGCGCGTGGTGAACGCGGGGCAATGGCAGGCGGCGCGGCTCGCCGCCGCATACGTCGGGACCTACGCGCCGCTCGTGCACGACCTCGACCTCGCCCGGGTGCTGGCCGACCGGCAACTCTCGCCCGAAAGCGATATGGCGCTCGTCGGCATCTTGCGGCTATGGCACTTGCTCGACGATGGGCTTGGCGAGGTCGATGCCCGCGCCAGCGCGGGCGAATATGCGGGCGGGCTGGCCGAAACTGATTTGCAAGCAACGTCGAGAGTTGCGCTCGACGAAGCCGCCCTCGCCGCCGAGCGCGAGCCCCGTTGGCGGCTTGAGCCCGACCCCGGCGCGTGCGAATGGTGCCTCTTCGTCGCGTCGACCGGCGCGCGCTACCTAAGCGCCGAGAGCGTGCCGATACCGCACTCGCCCGGAGGCAAACACCCGGGGGGCGCGTGCAATTGCGTGCCCGCGCCCGAATTCTGAGCTACGGTTGCGCCGCACGCATGAGTGCCACGAACGACCCGCCCGCCCCGCCGCCGCCCGAGCCGCCCGCCGCCCCACCAAGCGCCCCCACCGACGGCGAGCTTGCGGGGCTCGACGACCGCACGCGGGCCGTCGTCGAGCGCTACATCACTCGGGCGAACGACGCGAGCGGCGAGGCGGGGCGCTACCGGCACGAGCTACGCGAGACGCAAGAGCGATTGACGAAGCTCGAACGCGAGCGCGAAACCGAGCAAGAGCGCCGCGACCGCGAAGTCGGCGAGCGCGAGCGCGCAGCGGGGCGGGCCGAGCGCGACGACGAAGTCTCGGGGCTACGCCGCGAGGTCGCGACCGCCGCAATCCGGGTGCGCGCGGCGGGTCGGTTCGCCGACCCCGAAGACGCCGTGCGGATGCTCGACCTCGACTCAATCTTGGCCGAGCCCGACGAGCGCAAGCGCGTCGATTTGACCGACCGGGCGCTCGACGATTTGCTCAAGGCGAAGCCGTATCTAGCCCGTGAGCGCGAGCGCGGCCCGCTCGTGACGCAAGGCGGGCGCTCGCAACCGCCCGACGGTCGCCCGCGCGAGCGCTCTTGGCTTCGCGGGTGAGTTAGTCACTTACCGTTACACGCTGGGAAACGGCGGGAGGGTGGGAGGGCTTGCGCTAGTCACTTGACGCCCGCGCTAATTTCGGGGCGTCAAGTCGTGACAGCGGCGGGACCGCGACGACTTCACACGGCGGCACGGGCAGGACCCGACCGAAATCCATTTCTCACGATGCCCTCGCATGGGCGGGGGCGGGAGGTTTCGAGTCGTGTCAACCGGACCCGTAACGGTTCCCCCGTGGACTAACGCCGACCAATTCCTACCGCGTGGCGTCGCGGCGGATTTCATCGGCGCTATCGAAGAGGCGTCGATGGCGCTGGCGCTCGGGCGCGTAATGCGCATGAGCGAGGCGACCGAGTCAATCCCAATCGTCGCGTTCCGCCCGCGCGCGAAGTTCGTCACCCCCGCCTATGGTGGCCGCAAGCCCGCGACCGAAATCCGTTGGACGGCGGTCGAGATTCGCGCCGAAGAGGTCGCGGCGACGATTCCCGTTCCAAACGCGTGGATTATGGACGCGGGTTTCGACGTTGAGGGGCAAGTCGAGCGCGAGCTTGCTAACGCGATGGCCTACGCCATCGACCAAGCGATTTTGCAGGGCGACGGCGCACCCGCGTCGTTCCCGCCCGGGGGCGTGGTCGCGTTCGCCGACGCCGTGAGCGGGGCCGACGCTATCGGCACGATTTCCGAGGCGTTCGAAGACCTCGAAAGCAAGGGCATTTTGCCCGACGGCATCGCGGCGGGGGCGTCGATTGGCTCGGTACTCCGGGCCGCGTATGCCGAGGCGGGGGCGCTTCCGGGCGTGCGGCCCGCCGACACGCTTTGGGGCGTGCCCGTGCGGCGCTCGCTCGCGTGGGACCCGCCGCCCGACGCCATCGTCGGCGGGTGGCAATACCTCGCGATTGGGATTCGCGAAGACGTCACCTTCGGGCGTTCAAACGACGGCGTGTTGCTCGACGACAACGGCGCGATTATCGCGACGGCGTTCCAAGACAACGTGACGCTCGTCAAGGTGTACGCGCGTCTCGGGTGCGCAATCGGCATGCCCTCCCGGGCGACCCCGGGCGCTATCCAACCGCAAAAGCCATTCGCTAAGGCGACGTGGTCGGGCGGCGCGGAAGCCGCGAGCGCGCAGGCGTCAGAACATCGGCGCGGCCCCGGTCGGCCACCGAAGAGCGCCGAGTGAGTACCGAGCCGTCAGTCGACCCCGAGGCGACACCCGACGACGTCGCGGCGTTGCTGACGGCTCGGACAAAAGACAGGTACGGCGAAGAGGTCGGGCGCTTCACGGAGGACACGCGCCCGACCTCCGACCAAGTGCAAGTGCGTATCGACATTGCGCGAACGCTCGTGCGGCAAGACGTCGGCGCGATACCCGACCAATGCCTCGAAGGGGCCGAGGCGACCGTTGCGTTGCTCGCGGCCATGCTCACCGAGGCGGCATTCTGGCCCGAGCAAACGCAGTCGAATCAATCGACGTATGAGCGCTTGCGCGAGCTTTACCAGCAAGCGCGCGTCGGCGTGCTCGCGTGTGTCGCGGCGGGCACCGAAGAGACGGCATACGACCTCGACGTCTCGGGGCAACCGGGCGTGTGCTGGCCGCTCGATTGGTGGCAACGCAATTTCGACAACGCGCTCGCCTATGCCGACGCGGTTCGGTCGGGGGCGAGGGTGTGAGGGTTGACGTCTCACCCGTCGAGGTCGATATCACGGCGGCGGTCGACATGCTCGACGGCATCGCCGAGCGCGCCGAGCCCGCGCAGCTAGCGGCGGTAATCGAGCGGGTGGCCCGCGACGGCATGGGGCGAATTACCGGCATTCCGGTCGGCGAAACGGGCACGCTCTCGCGCTCGCTCGATTTGCGCCGCGACGGCGACGCCATCGCGATTATCAACACCGCCCCGTATGCGCGCTTTGTCTTTCGGGGCACTCGGCACATGGACGCGCAGCCGCCGAACGTGCCCGCCGAAGCGCTGGCGCGCGAGCTTGCCGACGCGATTGCGCGCGAGGTCTTTCGATGAGCTTCGCGCCCGAGCCCGTCGTCGACCCGCTTTGGGACGCTCACCATTTCGAGCCCGACCCGGCTTCGGTCTTCGGCCCGATTATCTCGGCGTTCGAGGTCGAGCACGCGCTAGCGACGTGTGTGCGCATTTGGATTCGTGACTACCTCGCCGAAGTCGAGCGCCAGCGCGGGCTAGGGGTCGAGCGCTTCCCGCGCTTTCGGTCGATTGTCGCGTCGGGCAACGCGGCCAAGTGGCCCGAGGACCAATTGCCCGCGCTCTTGATTGCCTCTCCCGGATTAGCTGAAACAGGCGCACGCCGGGGCATCGAAGTACACGGCGACGGCGGTTACGTCGCGCGATGGCGTGTCGATTGTGTGTCGGAAGTCTCGGCGCGCGGCAACCGGCACGCAATCATGCTCGCGCGGCTATACGCCGCCGCCGTGCGAACGCTGATAGTCCAGCAACCGCTACGCGGGCCGAGTGACCCGCCGCCGTGGCTTCGGCGGATTGATTGGGTCGGCGAGCGTTACGACTTGCGCGATTGGACCGTCGACCGAACGCGATGCGCGGGCACGGCGTCGTTCGTGGTCGAGTGTCACGGCGTCTCGACGCGCGGGCTCGGCCCGCGCGAACCGCTTTACCCGCCGACTGACGGGGGCAAGCCCCCCGACGAAATGCTCATGCCCGACGTCGAGCGCGCGAGCGTTCGTGTCACAAAAACGGAGGTCGAAGAGTAATGCCACGCCCGGGCGTTGACGTTGTTATCACCGATGCCACCGCCATTGGTGGCACCCCCCTCGACTCGGGGCAAGGCTTCATGCTGGGGCTTGCCGAGCGCGGGCCGATTGATTTGCCCGTCGAGTTGCGCTCGCTCCGGTCGTATGAGCGCGCGTGCGGGACGCGCATCGGCGGGCCGGTCGCGCACGACTCGGTGCGCGCGTTCTTCACGAACGGCGGCTCGGTCTTGCAATTCCTACGGGTCGCGGGCGCGACGGCGAAAGCCGCCGAAGCCGAGGTCGGCGCGCTCAACGTGTCGGCAAGCTCGCCCGGGACGTGGGGCAACTCGCTAACCGTCGCGCTCGAAGCCGACGCGGGCGTGCTCGGGCGCATGTTGGCGGCGAAGGGCAAGTCGTCGCGGCGCGCGAAGGCGCAGACTCGCGACGACCCCGAGAACGGCAACGGCGAGCCGCCCGTCGACCCGCCCGTCGTCGGGCCGCTCGTGCGCGTCGTCGTGCGTCGTGACGGTAGCCCCGTCGAGCGCTCGCAACTCGTCGCGACCGCCGAAGACGCCGTCGGGTGGTCCGAGGCTTTCTCGGCGTTCGTGTCACTCGACGCCGACGACCTCGACGCAACCCTTGAGGTAACCGCCGCGAAGCCGCTCACGGGCGGCACAAACGACGGCAACGTAACCCCCGAGGTCGTCGGCGACTCGCTCGACCACTTCGGCGCGGGGCTCGGCCCCGGACAAGTCGCGTACCCGGGGGCAATCGACCCGGGCGTGCATGCCGTCATTCTCGACCACGCCGAGCGTTATCGACGTTGCGCGTTGCTCGACCTCGACGACGCCGACGAGGTCACGGTCGCTTCCGAGGTAATGGGGCTCTATCAGTATTCGGGGGCACGCTTTGCGGCGGCGCTCGCGCCCCGCTTGCGGTACGTCGGCCCCGCGCCGACGACGACGATTCTTTTGCCCTACTCGGCGGCGCAAATGGGCGTCATCGCGCGGCGCGACCGCGCGACCGGCAACCCGAACGAGCCCGCAGCGGGCGAGGTCGCTTACATCGTCGGCGCGCGCGGGCTGGCGCGCGAATTCTCGACCGACACCCGCGAAGAGCTAAACGAGCTAGGCGTCACGCTCGCCCGCGTTAGCGGTCGCCCGTCGGTCACTCGCACCTATGGCTCGCGGACGTGCGCGGGACCCGACGAGCCGAATTGGAAATGGTTCGGCGGGTCGCGGGTCGTGATGGCAATTACACACGAGAGCGACGCGGGGGCCGAGCAATTCGTACATCGTCAAATCGACCCGCAACGCCGCATCTTCGTCGCGCTCAACTCGGTACTTACCGCGATATGCGAGAGGTACTTCGCGCTCGGGGCGCTCTACGGCGAAACCGCCGAAGAGGCTTACCAAGTCGACACGAGCGACGCCGTCAATACCGAGGACACGATTGCGGCGGGTGAGATTCACGGGCTCATTCGGCTCGCGACCTCGCCCCCGGGTGAGTGGGTGCTCATCGAAATCGCAAAGCAAACGACGTCGCTCGTCGCGGCGTAAGGAGGTCGGGCCATGCTGACCGGCTCGCGCGTCGATACATGGTTGACGCACTTTCAAGTCGAGGGAACGTTTCTCGGGAATTGGGACACGTTTTCGGGAGCCGAGACCGACTCGGAAGAATCGCTCTACCGCCCGGGCGGATACGACGAGAGCATGTCGCTAGGAGGGCGTCAGACGCTCGGTAACGCCACGCTCGCCCGCTATTGGGACGATTGGATCAACTCGCTCTATCCGTGGTTACGGGGGCGCGCAGGCAAGGCGCG